ATGGGTGATTTGATCGTAGGGCTGAGCTCATTCCTATTCACGGTCTATGTCTTGTTCGGGCTGGCGGCGGGCATCAGCTGGCCGTTCTGGCTGATCCTGTGGCTGGTGAAGGGGTGACCTGGCATTACCTGATCCGCCCCTGTCGCAACGGTGCGCCCGGCTGGCTCGCCATGGCGAAGCGCTCCCCATTTGTCGGCGACGTCTGGGGGATGGAGCCGGGCCAAGTCTGGTTCCAGTTCGGCGACAGCGAGGAAGAGGCGCGGGAGAAGATCGAGGCTGAGGTGGGGCGGATGTCGCAGTGACGGACACGGCATGTCGCGGACCGGAGTAGTGTCCTCATCTTTCGCGCGGCGCCTCGACGACGCCGGAGGTATTGAAGCGGTAGAAAAAAGGATGGATTTTGAAACTGACTTGCAGGACATCTCTATGGGAGAGCGAAAGTAATTTCTCAGCGCCGGGCTTTTAGTTCTCAGGTCAGTGATTATTGCTGCATGACGCAATATCTCCGCTAGCGCGGAAGTTTGATGTTTGGGTTGGGGTGTGCAGGACCGCTGATACGGTCTACATTTGGCCACACGAGGTAGGCAGCCCAGTTCCGTCCGTCAGGCGTACAATAGACGAGGTATTCACCACTGTTCCGAGCACTAGGCTTGTGGTGAAATTCGCCGCATCCCCGAACGTTGTTCGAAATGAGAGTACGTGTAATGTTGCTGGGCGCATCGGATCTCCATTTTCCGAGGTAATCCTCAGCGGTCTCTTGTCTCGGACTAGCGATCTCTTCTTCTGTAAAGAAAAGCCAACTGCCGCTCCAATACGCGACAGTGGCGAACAGAAAGCAAAAGCCGACCAAAATCGCATTCCCTACCGCCCCAGGACGGGTGTCATCTTCCCCGAGGTTGAGCGCGATCAACGTAACCAAAGCGGTGATCACCAAAAAGCAGAATCCCGCGAAGATCGCCCCCACAACAAGTGTCAAGTATCGTTTCCTCGGGTAGAGTTCTCTTGTTCCCGATGAATCTACAGCATTAAGGAGGGCAATGCGAGCCCTCTTCAGAGTCCGTCAAAACGAGCGTTCGGTCGAAGCCGTCTCGGGGTGGCGCTCCAGCCCGGCCCACAGATCAACCATGGGGCGGCGCAGTCCATTGCAGATGCCGGGCACAGGGGCGGACCGGTCTGCGTACTCCACCTTGGTGACTACAACAAGATGCCCGCTCACCGCCGCCGATCCACATCCGTCTCCGGAAGATCATCCGTCGCGCCCTGCCTGACTTTCTCCAGCGCCTGTTCCAGCGATTCCGCATAGCCATGCACTGACGGATAGGTCCATGTGCCCCACCACCAGACTAGATCCCCGCCCGCGCTCATGCCGAGACGCTGCTGCATCACCCGGCCCACGTCCCGCCCGTCGCGCTTCACCACGAAATCGTTCGGGCGTGACGTGCCAGCGATGATGCAGGGGCGATAGGTCCAGCGGGTCATGCCCGGCAGATAGGGCGCAGGCACAAAAAAAGAACCCCGCGCCAAGGATGGCGCGGGGTCAAGCGTAGTCGATTAGGGATTTCGTTTTCTAAGAATCTTGAAATGTTCCAGGCAGACTCTCGATTTCACGAAATACCAAAAGCGGCGTGACTCCATAGGCGTCGCGTGGCCGTCCGAGCATCTGCCGAACTACTGGTGCAAGCGCCTCAAAAAGCTTAGCAAGCATTTCCTCCCCACCCGGTGTCTGGTCTCGCACTTTCACGTCGCGGTCCATAAGTGGATGGGCATCCAGAATTCCCAAAATGGCCCACTCTCCTGGGATCGAAACACCGTGATTGAGCGTGATATTTCCCGCAGCAACCGTGAGCCCGCCCTTCTCTAAGCTACTCCAAACCTTAACGCCATTTGAACCGGAAACACTTGATTGTACAGTGTGCGGCAGAAGCGGAATTATCTCTGAGAATAAGTTCAAATGATCTTCGGCAGCGCTTCTCGTGGCCTTCACTGCCTTCTGCGCTTGGATTAATGTTGCGTTATTTCTAAGCGATTTTGGTATTTCTGGTATGTCCGGAAGAGATTTAGTCATAAATTTTCGCATTGCCGGAGCTCGCCATATCCCCGCAAGCATTTCCAAATCGTATATTGAGAGGTCACCAGTAAATAAAACAATTTGACCGATTTGTGCAGAAGAAATATCCCGAACGATTAGCCCTCGACCGTCCAGTTGATCTAACAATTCCCGCGCATTTGCCCACATCGGATCATAAACACGTGAAATTTCTTCTTCATGAGCGCGATGTACGTGTTCCTTATTTGCGCTTTGTAATTTAGCGATGGCAGGAACGCCGCCCGATGTCATTATGTCAGTAGTGCTATCTCTTGCCCGCCTTGCAGAGCGACCCTCTGACAGCTGCGTGAGGTGACCAGACGGGTCGAACTGCGCGAGAAGAGATGCAATCCTGCGACCGTCATGATAAAGGAAGTCATAAACGGAATCTGTGATCTCCTCTTCTTGCACCCTTTCTGATTTCTCGTTGAGCTCTCTGTTCATCTTCCTTGATATCCTTCGCTTCCTCGCGGATTTCCCGATCTTTTTGATCGATTCTATCCGAAACCGAGGAAAAGCGTCTTAGCAGGCGCAGGCAAGGTATCTTTTTCATGCCTTCCTTCCAGTTCACCATCTTACCCCCAGTGGGTTTGCTTCATCGAAGCTTAGCTTGGCTACGGCGATCCTACCAGTAAGCAGTTAGTGTAATCCTAACGGTCCCGCGCCGGGGTGGCGCGGGGTCAAGCGATCAGAACAGGCTCAGCTGCGCCGGGGGCGGCGCGCGTCGCGGCGGATCACGGGGGCGGCATTTCGGGCACCGGCAGTGGTGGCCATTCGCCTGCAGCCACTGCCCCGCCTGCGCCAGATCGATGACGCCCCAACCCTTCACCTGCATCACCATGATGGCGAACGCCTCCCCCCGCTCCGCCGCCAGATCGACAGCGACAGAGAAGCGGAAGGCGTCATGGCCGGTGCAAGCCTCAAGTCTTACCGCCAAGCGCCTTGGCCCACCGCGACCACGCAAAGGTGCCGCCGCTCACGAGGCCATACAGAACCACGGCCAGCGTGATCGATGCCGCGTTCACGTCGATGGTGAGCAGCCCCGCCGCCTTGTCAAAGGTGACGAACGGCAGCGTCGCGGCGAGGCCAGCGAGGGGCAGCAGGATGAACACCCGCAGCAGCAGGGCGATTTGTCCGGTCATGGTCTTTTCCTTTCGGGGGATGCGCCACAGGCGCAGAGGTTGCGCGGCAGGCAGCCGCAGAGAGGACCAGCGCCACGCGCCAGTCGGTGATCGGGAGGAGGAGGCGCATCAGTCGAGCCGCGACAGGCGCTGCAACGCATGCACCGCGCCCTCATAGACGGCCCGGGATTCCGGCCGGGCACGAGGCGTCACCTTGCAAGCCAGCAGGATGAGCCGTCCGGCAAGCCACAGGCGGTATTCCTGCGCCACAATCGCGATCTTATGCCGGATGCGCGCCATCACGCGGCCCACCCGGCAGGTGCCCAGTCCTCGGGCGTGACGACGAAGCCCGGGCAGAGCTTGGCCGCGAACTCATTGTGCCCGGCGATGCGAGTGATGGGCGTGCGGGCACAGGCGCGGGCGATCACGCCGCGCATCGCGGACAGGGTGGCCTCGGTGTAGAAATCCTCTGCCCGGCCCATGCGGGTGATGGTGCGGATCGGCACCATGGAATAGCCCAGCGATCCGGCGTTGTGGCCGACCACATGCGCGCCGATCTCGCCCCAAGGGCGGCCCTCGATGATCTCGCCATCGGGAAAGATCACGCCGTGATAGCCGATATCGCGCCAGCCCTTGTCCATGTGCCAGCGCCGGATCTCCGCGAACATCTGAGCGTTGGTTTTGCCCTGCCACCAGCTGGTCGGTGTGGCCGTGGTGTGCAGGACGAACAGCCGGACCAGATGCCCCGCCCTGCCCTGAAACAGCCGGTTTCCGTGCCCCGGGCGCAGCGGCGGGCTGGCGGGCTGCGTCGTGGCCTCGATGACGGCCCCAGAGCGCGGCAGGCCATCGGCGGCGATCAGCTCGCCAAGGGTCCGGTCCAGCTCCGGCGTCCATGCCCGGCTCAGCGGCCCTTCGGTCAGATAGCCCAGGTCGATCAGCGCCCGCCCGATCTGCAGCACCGGGTCACCCCAGCGACCCTGATGGGCATCGCGCAGCGCCTCCAGACCGGCGCGCGTCTTCGGCCCCCACAGCCCGTCAGCCGGGCCGACCGTGAAGCCAAGCGCCGACGCAGCCGCCTGCAGCAGGCGGATTTCCTGTCTCATGGTGATCTCCTTGCAAAGGAAAGCCCCGCGCGATGGCGGGGCTTGATGGGTAAGCATCGATAGTTCGGATCGGAGGGGCGGAAAGCGTGAGTGCTTCAGCCCAGGACACGCACCGCATGAGTGGCGCCTCGAATGTCGCGCTCACATTCCGAACAGACGAGCGGCGCGCTCGGGGGGAGAGATAATGCTGTTCTTTGGGAAGCAGCATTTCGTATTTGCAGAAGCCGATCGCCGCCGGTATCTTTTTGGCTGAGCGCGGCAGGTTGATGTTCAACGTCCGACGTATGCCCCTTACCTTAGGACAGCCGCGCTCACTTCTTCACAAAACTGTTGCTTTCATGTGCAACTGCACCCCAAGTGATGGGCATGAGCACAGTTTGTGGTTTTAACGAGTTTGGACCGCAAACTTTGCCAGCTGCGCTCATGCGGTCCGCCATCACTTCTGCCCCTCCCCGCCGCCTGCCCCGGCGCGCAGCAGCGCCATGACGAAGCGGGACAGCGCGGGGGCCTCCACCCCCAGCGCCAGCAGGCCCAGCATGGGATAGACCCACTCGGGCACTTCCTTGGCGAGGATATCGAGGCCGATATCGGCCACGAACAGGGCGATGATCGCCAGAAGGCTCAGCACCTGCGCCCAGCGGACGCGCTTTTCTGTCTTGCTCATGCGGCCCCGTGGTGGATCCGGCGCAACGTCCGGGTCACGAATCTGACGGCAGACCATGCCGCCAAGAAATGCAGCGCGCCGGGCGCGGTGGTCAGCGCCAGCAGCGTGACGACAGCGAAGGGCACCAGCCCGGCATACAGATCGAGATAGTGCCGCGACAGCGCGGTGAGGAGTGCGGGGATCATCGCGCCACCTCAGCCCGGCACGCACATCATTTCAAGCCATGCGACCGTCATGATGCGCCCGCCGCTTACGGCATCCGGATGGATATCGTCCGACGAAAACAGGGGGAAATCAGCGTCGCTGTCGTAGTCATCCGGGTGGTCGCCAAAATACGGCTGCAGATCGAGGTAGGCGGTGCGATTGGCAATGGCCAGCCGCCGCCCCTCCTGCGCATAGGCCGCGATCGGATGCACACGCGAGGTCTGCGCGTTTTCGGGCGGCATCATGATCATCAGATCCGGCGTCGCTGCGGCCAGCCGCACACGGTCGATCAAGGTCTGCATATCTGCCGACCACTCCGCTGTGGTATCGCCCTGCGACTGGCTGTTGGTGCCATCCATGATGGTGACAGAGTGCAGCCCCAGCAGCGCCCACGCGGCCACCTGCTGTGTCTGGTCCACGCTGGCCCACTGGTCGATCCACGATCCACTGCAGCCCAGCTTGTGGAACCTGACACCATCGGCATCGCTCATCGCGTTGTCGCCGCAGAGCGTGACCGTGCCGCTCACCACCTCGATCTGCACGGTATGCGCGCCGCCGGTCAGGGCGATGTCAAACGACCCGATATTGCCAACCGTGCCCTGCACATTGACGTTGCTGGACCATGCCCCGCCGTCGATCCGGTAGCGCACGACGCCATCCGCAGTCCCGATATACAGCACCCGCAGGGCCGTATGGTCGGGTGTCGCGGGCACGCCGCGCTCGATGTAGTCTCCTGCAGTGCTCGACGTGACCGCGCCCATGTCGGGCGAGACCGTGCCGGTATAGGTGCAGGCCCACGTGCCGCTGTAGCTCACCGGGTATTCGGTCGCCCGGACGTTGCCGTTGACCCCGCCGGGCTGGTTCGAGGGAATGACATAGGGCGTGGAGCCGGGGTTGAAAAAAGCGTAGCCGGTCCAGCCGCCGCCGCCGTCACCGTATTTCGCCACCAGATGCCGCGCGGCGTTTTCGGTCCACCGCGCCGCGCTCTGGCTGTAGCTGTCTCCGATGGCCGCGAAATTGATCTGATCTTCATACCCGAACTGCAGCCGCCCGAGCCTCATTTTGCCCTGCTTGAGCCGCGCCTTGTTGAGCGTCGGCTCCAGCGCAGACCCGACGAGCATATCGACCGGCACAGACATATTCAGCACGCGCCGCTTGTTTTCGTAGAGCGTCGCCTTAGCTGCTTTCTCAACCTGAAAAACTGTTTCGCTATACCGGAAAACAGTCGCCCGGATGAAAGCGATACCTTCCGGCACGGTATAGCTGCTGATCGTGCTGTTGCTGCCTGCCGCGCTTTGCGGCGCTTTACTCGAGTCAAATGCCGTCAAAAATCGCGCCCCTCCGCCGAGGGGGGGCATTCTCAGGCTATAGGTTTCGCCCTCCTCGACGGGGATGTAGTCCGAGACGGAGTAGGTCGCACTGGCAGTCAGCGCGCCAGCAGCATTCATGAAGAAGTCAGGCAGGATCGTGGAAGCGTCGTAGAGGTTACTCCCCTCCGCGGTAAACGACGCCTTTTCAGGCGACACAGACCCATCCTCGAACGATTCAGAAGTCAGGCCAAAGACTCGCGCAGGGGCGATGGCCCCGCCAAACGGGCGATAGATTTCCAGCGCCTCTGCGCCCTGGACAATCCAGTAATTGTCCGGTGTCGTATCGCCCGTGGTGTCGTATCCAGTGCGCGAATAGGCCGCTTCGTCAGGCGCAGTAAGGGTGTTTACTGAGCTGGCCGCAACGCCGGAAATGAATACCCGCGAGGCATCATACCAAGCGGTATTGTGCCGCTCCTTGAAGGTGTATTGCTGCCCCGCCGTGACCGGGATGAACCCGGTGACCGCAGTCCCCACGTTGTTCGCAAGTTCGCCATTCGAGGTGATGACGCGGAAATCCTCTGCCGCATCCGGATCGTTTTTATTGAAGATGTTCGGGCTGGTCGTCAGCACGTCCGCCGTGGCCGCCAGCGCAGTCACCACCGATGTGCCGCCCACGCTCAGGTTGCCAGACACGGCCAGATTTTCCGCCGTGGCATCGCCGGTCAGCGCGGCGTCGGCTGCGGGTGCTTTGGTGGCAAGAGCGGCGGTCACCGTGGCGGCATCGGCCTTGTCAGCAATCGCCGCCTCTGCCGCGTCCATGTCCTCCTGGGAGGCGGCGCCGATGTTGCCACGCACCTCACCCGCAAACGGGCCGCTGAACTCAGAAAGCCGGGCGCTGATGGAGAGTTTGCTGGCAAGCCCGCCGCCGTCCACCCAAGTCCACTGCCCCGCGCCGGTGCCAAAGGCGGTGTAGCGTCCGGCATTGTCGACAGTCGCGCTGGTCTGCGGATCGGAGTGGGTGCCGGTATCGTCAGGGCTGACCTCGGCCTGCTGGCCGATACCGTCGGGCGCGAGCGTGGCGAGGGCGGTCCAGCTCTCGCGCAGGATGCTGGCATAGGATAGAGCCGTGCCAAACTCTTGGTATTCGTCGCGCATCTCCGTCAGGAGCGTGGTCATTTCCGCAGGCACAGGGCGCTTGTTCGGATCGACTGGGCTGCCTTCAATGACCTCTTGCGGCGTCTTGCTCAGAGCCATGTGCTACCTCGTGCGGTGATTTGTGTCAGGAGATGGTGGTGGTGATGGGGCCAGACGCGGTGCCCGGGATCCCGGAGCCGTTGATCGGCGTCAGCCAGTAATAGACGGTCCCGGGGGCCAACCCTGCTTCGGTCAGCGTGCCGTTGGCATTGGCCGGGGTGATGACCGTGCCGACAAGGGTGGCGTCGGCATAGGTGGTGGTCAGGCCGCGCCGGATCTCGACGGCGCGCATGTTCCCGTCATTGGCCGCCGTCCACGCCAGATCGGCCTCGCCCGTGCCACCGGTGGCCGAGGCGCTGACGAGTGCCGCAGGCGGCGTGGCGTTGGCCGTGACGGTGATCGTCTCGATGTCGCTCCACTCTGTGCCCTTGCTGCCGCTGCTGGTGACCGTCTTCCATTGCACGTCATAGGTCGTGCCATCCGCGACCAGCGCGGAATAGGCCTGCAGCTCGTCCATATCGACGGTGAAATATTCATGGGCGAACGTGCCGGTCGGGGCATAGCGGAACCGGAAAAACAGATCGTCCCGCGCCGGGGCATCGAACACGGCCCGCATGCGCACCGCCTGCCCGCTGTCGGTCTGGATCGCCTGCGAGGTCAGCACCACGCCGGTGGCGTCGGGCAGGCCGTCGTCAATCTCCAGCTCGGGCGTGGGGGCCGGAGGCGCACCCTCTTCGCCAGCATTCAGCGTCCAGCGATCGGGCGCCAGCGGCACCACGGCCATGGTGCAGGCCGCGCCGTCGGCGCCCTCCTCGACCGGCCCGACAATCTCATGAGGCCCGTCGAAGACGGCGTCATAGGTCAGATCGATCGCCCGCTCCCGCTTGGCGAGGATGCCCTTGACGGTGGTGCCGAGCGCGGCCCGGAACCGCGCCTGCTCACGCCCGCCGATCGCCTTGGCCAGCCGCACCGCCTGATTATGCGACTGGCATGCCAGCACATCGACAATCAGGAAATTCGGCTCGCGCGCAGGGTCATAAAAGTCGGGATTTTGCCACGGCGCGCAGGGCTGCTTGGTGTAGCTGTGATCGGGGGAGAGGTAATTGACCACAACCCCGTCCATGGGCTGTTCGCCGTCATCCACGCCCTGCGTTGCCGCCGTGAAGATGTCGCGCGCCGCCGTGAGCGACAGCGTCGGCGCCCGGTATTTGCCCGGCACGGGATAGGCGCGGCCCTGATCGTCATAGGCCACGAAGGCGTCCATCGCCTTCAGGATCTCCTGTTCCCCCTCGTGCCGCGTCTGCGTGTCGGGGATTGCCACCCCGGCCCGATACCGCGGCACAGTATCGCCGTTGCGGTCGGTCAGAATGTCGTCGCAATCATCCGCCGCCGCCGCCACCATGTCCCAGTTGATCAGCGTGTGATCCTGCGCGCGCCCCCATCGGTTCAGTCGCCACCAGGCCCAGAGGATCGCCGGATTGCCGTCGCCCGGCAGCCATGTGGACGGGTCGGAGACGTCGACACCCTCGACGCGAGGATCCGGGACGCGGCTGAAATTGGCCACCAGCTGCACCGCAGGTTCGCCAATGCCGATCGGGCCGCGGAATCGCCGCATCCGAGAGAGTGCGGGCTGGCGGATCGACGCGCAGCGCACGATCGAGTAGCAGACCCCGGCCAGAAAGAAATCCTCGGGCAGCGCCGGGAAGGATTCGGTAAACCATTCGGGCAGATCGCCATATGGCTGGTCTGCGGTCGGGCTCACGGTGAAGACGTGATAGGCCAGCCGCTTTTCGCCGTTGTTGTCCCAGATCTCTGCATCGTCGTTCCAGCAGAATTCATCGGTTATGACCGACCCCGCGCGCAGCGCATCCGACCAAGGATCGGTCAGCACGAACTCCACATCATCGGTCCCGACCACCACATCGGTGGTCAGCTCCCACCGGCCAGCCGAGAGGCCGCCGCCGAACCCCCCGAAAGCGGAAGGCGGCGGGATCAGCAGGCCGCGCTCGACGCTGGCGCCGCTGGCCATGTCTGAGGCGCGGGAAAGAGAGAAAAACGGAGTGCCAGAGCCATCGGTCAGGCCGGTGGCGTCCAGCTCATAGGTTCCGTTCTCGCGCGCGTCGGTCTGGCCGGTCAGCAGGACGCGATCCCCATCCTCGCGCGAGGTGCTGGCCAGCATGCCGGACAGAACCAGATTGGTGGTGAACACCTGATCCACGGCGGTGCCGATGCGCTGGTCATACTGCTGCAGCTCGACCGGGATGCCATCGAGGTAATACTGCGGCTCGCCGACCAGCTCAGCGTCGCCGTGGATCACCACATACCAAAAGTTCCCGCCGGAATCGTATTCGGCAAAGGCGCCCGCCGCGCCGCCGATCTTGACCCGCCCGCCCAGCTGATAGCGCTCCGCCTGCGCGATGCGCGTGTTGACCTGCGCTTGTTCGATGCGCGGCGGCTCGGGCTGATCGGGGCGCAGCAGATAGGCGATGCCGACGTTCAGGAGCAGCGTTCCGAGGATATTTTGCCCCAGAAATGCGCCCAAGGCATAGCCGACGGCGGTCAGGCCACCGATGGCGCTTGCCGTAGCCGCTGCGACACCCGCCGCACCGGAGCCCGTGAAGCCCGCGATGAAGGCCGAGACCGGGTCAGCCGCCGCCAGCGTGGGCGTGATGATGGCCGTGGTGGTCAGCAGGATCAGCCGCATCACGCGCATGGCCACGCCTCCAGTACCGGCGCCGGCCAATCGACCAGCCCGCGCCCTTCCAGTCTGAGCATCGTCTGCCGCCCCCCAAGGAATATGCCTGTGATTTCGTGGCCGAACATGTCGACCACCACCGCCGCGCCCGGCACCGGCTCGCCCGGCACGAACCCGGCCCGCGCCATGCCGTGCCGCATCAGCCCCAGCGCGGCGCCGTGGCGCAGGCAGATCGCCTCCGCGCCCTCGGGCGTGCAGTAGCTGCCCCGCCACGGCGCCGCCGGATCGATGCCGGTGCGGTCCAGCAGGTAATCGCAGACGCTGATGATGCAGTCCGCTGCGCCCCATGCGAACGGCTCAGACCGCCAGCGCGCCCGGGCCCGCTCAACTGCCGGGTGAAACCTACCCGACACGGAATGTCCTCTGGCTGTTCTTGGCGACGAAGACGCATCCGCTGTCGCTTTCCAGCCCCAGCAGCCGGGCGCGGTCGCGCTGGCTGGTGTCGGTATAGGTGCCGCCCGGGTAGCGGGACCGGCCAGCCTCGCCAGAGCGCGCGGTGACGGTGGCGGAGTAGATGCGCTTGATCACGCCATCCTCGCGCTCCTCCAGCGCCTGGGAAAAATCCACCTTCTGCATCGTGAGCCGCCAGGCAAAGCGCAGCGGAGTGGCGGGCAACAGCCCCTCATCTGCAAGAAATATCGCGTGGTAGCAGGTCAGGCTGCGCCCCGCGGCCTTGGCCTGATCTGCCTTGATCGCGCTGAAGGTTTCATGATCCAGAAACGGCAGGCCGAATGTGTAGTTCGGGGCCGTTCCGTCCCGGTCATCTGCCACCGCAGGCGCCTGATGCACATTCCCGCCCATGCCATCGCGTGTTCCCAGCCATTCGGTGGCGGCCACCATCTGCCCGTCTGGCAGGGTCATCGGGTCACCCACGCCCACCGTCGTCGTCAGCAGGCCGACGCCATCCCACAGCCGGACGGGAGAGCCGTCGAAGTCATAGAAAAAGCAGCGCCTGACTGCGGCGCGGATATCCCATGCATCATCTGCGCCCCCAAGGGCGGCCAGCAGCTCCTCTTCGAACGTGCTCACAGCAGCGCCTCCACAAACTGCAGCTCACCGAGCGAAATCCGGTTTCGGCGGGTCAGCCCGACCAGGGCGGAGGCGGCATTGCGGCAGACCACCATGACGCGCGGGCGGAACTGCATCGCGTCGTCCGTGGTCACGGCCCGGCGCAGCGGCGGGCTGACAGAGATCGTCGCCACGTCGCCAGCGCTGTAGCTGATGTCCATGACCTTGTGGGCGAAATCCAGATTGCCCTGGCTGAACCCGATCACATCACCAATCACCAGCACCTGCCCGAATTCCGACAGATCGGCCTGAAACGACGCGCTGCCCCGCGCAGCCGAAGCCGCCACCGGTGCGGCCGGGCGCCAGCCCCAGTTTTCGCTGTTGGCCCATGGCTCGCCATTTGCCCACGGCTGACCGGCATCAGTGCCCCCCAGATCGGCGGCGGACACCAACTGGACAGAGGGCAGCAGGGGGATGCGCATGATCGCCCCCGCCGACAGCCGGGTGATGGTCCATGACGCATCCTTGTTCCGCGCGCGATCCTTCCAGAACGGCGGAAAGCTCATGCGCAGATGATACCGGCCACCCGGCTCCGGATTCTCGGTCAGGAATCCGCCAAGCGTCATGCCGCCCATGTCGGACTGTCCGGGCTGCAGGAACACCTGCCCAACATTGCAGAGCCGGGACCGCCAGTCGTAAATGGGGGGCATCACGGCGCTCCGTAAATCTTGGTGTTGCGGTTCCACGCAGGCAGATTGCGTTTCACCGTGTTCACGGCAGACGCCTCTGCGGCGCGTGAGCCCTGGATGACTGCCCGCTTGACGTAGGCTTGCACCCTGCCGTCATCATCGACGGTGACGCCGATTTCCCCGGTCAGCACACCCGCCACACTGCTGGAGGCTTCTGACCGCCGGGCCATCGGAATCTGCGGCGCGACACTGGGCATCACCGGGCCGCCATTGGCATAGCCGCCCATGCCCCGCCGCATGGCCTCCACCATGCCGACGCCGCCCGCGCGCCGCACATCCGACTGCGACCAGACCACCTCGCCCTTGTGGACGATCCCCGCCGGCGTCTTGCGCCCCCCGGGGCCGGTATAGCCACCACGCTCAAAGCCGATCGCGCGCAGGAAGGTGCCCACGGTGCCGCTGAGACCGCCGCCAGACCCAGCCCCGCCCGGCCCATCCCAGAGCCGCTCAAAGCTCTTGTCCAGAGTCAGCTCCAGCAGCTTGGCCCCGATCTTGGCGAGCGCATCTTCGAACGTCAGGGCACCGGTGATCAGTCCATCAAAGACGCCCTCGGTGAATGACCTGAAGTCGCCAAGCTGCGCCTGAAATTCTTCGTGACGCTCCGCCGCCATGGCCAGCGCGGTGTCCGCCTGCTGCCACTGTTCGGTCAGGTGGCGGACCTGCATCGCCAGTTCGGCGGTGATCGGCACGCCCTTGTTTTGCAGCTGCTGCAGCAGCTCCGCCTCTTTGCGGGCCGCCGCGACCGCAGACCCATAGAGATCTTGGCCGAGCGTCAGTTCGTTCAGCGCGTCAGCTTCGGCGCGCATGCCCTCGATTTCTTTCAGGATCGCGTCGTCATAGCGCTCCACGGCTTTTTCGGTGGAGCTTTTACCTTTGGATCCTCCTCCGCTCCGAGGGCTTCTGGCGTCGTCAGCGGCGAGGTTACCGGTCGCGATCGCGCGAATCTGATCCTCCGTCAGCGCCGCACCCGCTTTGGCAGCGTCGGTTCGGACAGAGGCCATTTCTCTTTCCAGCGCCAGCTGGTCTTTGGTCAGCGCCTGCAAGCGCTCCTGTTCAGCGATGAATTCTGCGCTGGCCTTAGCAGCCTTCGCATCAGCGCGGCGCCGGGCGACCTCAGCATTGCCATCGCCGCGCCCGGGTGTTGCCCCTCCTGCAGCAGCAACAGCAGCAGCGGCTGAGACGGCGGCGGCGCGAAGCGAATCCAGCACACCGATTGCGTTCAGAACATTGGCGATCAGCGGGCCGAAGCCGGGGGCCGACTCCCCAAGATCATCGATGGCGGCCCTGGCATCATCCGCCGACCGCTCCCCCTTCTCGAATTCGTCGATGATCGCGACGATCTGTTCTACCACGGGCGCGGCAAAGTTCTTTTGCCCCAGCAGATCCAGTTCATCCCGATAAGCCCGCAACTGGTCATTGGCCTCGCGCAGCGCCGGACTGTCGCCCAAGGCTTCCTGCTGTCGGATAAGCGCCTCGGTAAACGGGGCAGCATCCCTCAGCCTATCAACCAGTTCTTTAGCCGGAGCGCTGATGTCGAGCTGCTCAAGAGCGTTGAGGCGATCCCGAAGCTCCAACGCCGACATGCTGCCTTGCATAAGAGCGGCAGAGATCCGCTCGACTTCGGCAAGAGCTTCTTTGTCGCTGCTTTCGAACGGGCTGCCCCAAATCCCCGCCATCTTCTGACCGCGAAATGCTTCCTCGCGAATGACTGGCAGGGTGTCATTTTCGCGGCCCAGGAGCTGCCCCAACACCGTTCCATCCCGCAGCCGTTCAAGTTCTTCGCGGATTTCTCGAATCTTGCGCACACGCTCCGCCTCAGTCAGGTCGTCGATCGACGTTGCCACTTCGTCGATCGCATCCGCAGCCTGCGGCGCATAAAGCCCCAGCTCCTCCATTTCCGCCTTGAGGCGATTGGTGCGCTCCTCCGCCTTAGAACTGGCATCCGAATACAGCACCATCGCCGTGGCGGCTGTGGCGCCCAGCAGGAGGCCAATCGGACCAGCCGCTGCTGACACACCAGCCAGCGCCGTGGCGATGCCCGTGATGCTGGACGCTGCCCGCGCCGCCGCAACGAACTTGGTGATGGCGCCTGCAGCGAGGCCAAGCTTGGCGATCATGCCCCCGATCGACCGCCCCAGCAGGCCTGCAGCGAAGATGCTGGCCACCTTCAGCGTGACATCGGCCACCGTGTCGAAATTGTCCGCCAGAGCCGTCAGACCAGCCACGAGACGCTGCGACGCTGACAGGCTTTCATCGGTCTGGCCGATGTATTGGGTGAAGGCATTGTTCACCCGCGTGACGCCATCCTGAATGGTGGCGTTGGTGGTGGCGAACGCGGCCTCAATCTTCGGCTGTGCCGCAAGGATCGCGCGGAAGACGCCCTCTGAAGTGATCTTCCCCTCTTCCCCGAGCTTTTTCAGTCCGGCGATGTTCACCTGGTAAAAATCGGCCAGCGCCTGGGCGAGGATCGGCGCGTTTTCCCGGACCGAGCGCAGTTCATCCCCCTGCAAGATACCGCTGCCCAGACCCTGCGAAAGCTGCAGGATGCCAGCAACCTGTTCAGATGCTGCAGCACCGCCCGCCTTGAACGCCTTGTTGACGATCTCTGTGGCGCGGGCGACCTCCAGTTCCGACTTGGCCACGCCCGCCGTCGACCGCAGCAGTTTGGAGTAAAGGTCCGCCGTCTCTGCAAGCCCGCTGCGCGTGTCATCGGCGATCTTGTTCAGATCTTCTAGGCTGCGGGCCTGCGTCCCGGCGATCTGAGCCGAAGCCGCGATCTTGTTGCCGGCCACTGTCCATGCGTCCGCGTAGCGGGCCACTTCACGAACCGAAAGCGCGGCACCGATACCAGCCAGCGGCGCAATGATCGACTGAGCCGCGCTGCGCCCGATACCGTCGAGATTTCGGCTCATATTGCGGTAGCGGTTTTCAATCGCCTTTGCCTGTTTCTGCGAAACGCCGACCGCCTTGCGCATCTCCCGCTCGTATTGCTTGATATCCGCAGAGAGCTGGACAATCAGCTTTTCGACATCAACTGCCATTTCAGACCCTCAGGAGATTTCATGAAACTTCGCATGCGTTTTTCGCCAACCGGCTCGCTCGGCGCGATCTTCTTCATCGGTTCGGTCGCGATCAGCGGTTATTCCTACGTCGCGACCATGGAGCGTCTCACCCGCGGGCAATCGCCCGTCGGCATCCAAGGTGAGCCTTATCTTTACGTGCTTCTTTCGACGATCGCCGCGCTAGGCATTGCAATGATGCTTGGAGGTCGAGAGATAGTTTCCGATGGAGATTTGATCGTCGAGGACTCGGGGCCTGACGGCATCCCTACCCGCTCCGATCAATGACGCCCTGCCAAAGATCGTCCTCTTCCTCGGGCGTGATCGCGGGGCCATCCTTGGCCCCGTGCGCAGCGCTCCAGCCTTCTATCGCCGCGTTGAACTGCCACCATGAGCAGCGTCCGACCTGATCCGGGCTTAGGCCGATGGCGGCGCCGCTTCCGTAGATCTGCGCGAACCGGACTTTTCCTCGGGGAAGTGGTTCGCGCTGGTCTCGCCTTCCCCCTCCGGCTTTTCCGGCTCATCTTCCGGCACGCCCTGCAGCGCGACGCTGATCACAGAAAACGCCACCGGCATGTTTTCCGCAAACTGGCCGGGGCCGACATAGGCGCGGACCTTTTTGAGCGCCGCCATCGCCTCCATACCGCCTCCGATCAGGCCAAGGCGGATCACCTCGGACACGTAGGCAGGCGACATGTCCCGAGGGGGCGGAGAACCGATGCTGCTGGCCAGCATGGCCGACTGCAGCGCCCACTGGACATACCACGGCCCTGCGTCGCACTTCTCCTGCAGCTCGGTCAGCTGCGCGATGGTCAGGGCGAACGGATAGGTTCCGTCCGCCCAGTCCAGCGTCACGCTACCGCTGCGGCTCATGCGCCCGTGGTCCGTTCATAGGTGATCGGGCCATCGGACTGCATCGAGATCGACGCGGTGACCCGCTCACCGCGCGTTCCGGTGATTTCGAAGGATTCGAGGTGGAAGGCGCCGGTGTAAACGTCGCTGTCGCCATCCGGGTATTCGAATTCCACCTCGCACTCGATGCTGTCTTCGCTCGCGAACGCAGCTTCCCAAGCGGGAACGGCGCTTTTTGCCAGAACTCCCTCTCCAGTGATCGAGCCCGACCTGCTCTGGGTATCGCGGACGCTCCAGGGCGCGAGGTCGGGGTTATCGCAATCCGGCAGGTTCGTCTCGCCAAACGTCTTCGTGCGGTTGAAGGATTTGCTGGTGAAACCGCAGGGCGCGGCAAAGGTCGGGGTTTCTGCCCCATCGGAAAGCCGGACGAAGAACTTTCCGAACTTGATCGTGGTGGGAAGTGCCATCTCAGGGCTCCATAGAAAAGCCCGCTGGATCAGCGGGCATCGGCTTGCCGAAGGCCATGTCTCAGCACCCTGCCGATGGCAGGCATTTCAGCGCATGCGGCGTCAGCCGCCCTGCGCCGTGGCGCGCGCCGCATCGCGGACGGCTTTGCGAACCTCGCGGCGCACCTCTTTGCGGTAGGCGCGCCAGCTGACATAGAAATACGGGCTGGCGGGCATCTTCGTGGTCCCGAATTCCAGCCACCGCGCGTAGAAGGCGATGGTGCTGCCCGCGTAGATGGTCAGTGTCAGGTCACCGCCGACGCCCGCCCCTTTCAGCGTGGCGATGGCAAAAGACCCTTTCGGCGCCTGCCCCCATGTCCAGCCGATGCTGTCACGCAGCGTGCCGGGCGGCTGACCATGCGAGCCGTCAGAGCTAGATGGCGCCAGCCTCTTCATCATGGCGACGATCTTGTCGGCGCCCTTTTCCATGGCCGCGCGGATGCGCGTTTTGGTTGCGGTCGGAAGCCGTTTCAGCTTCCGGTCAAGTCGCGCCAGATTGAGGATCTTCGTCGGCATCGGCCTCGCCCTCCGCGCCTTTGACCGCCTCGATCTTGACTGCGGCGCCGGTGGAGATGGCCTTTTCCGCGCAGCGCCGGGTGACGTTCTTCCGCGTGCCTGCGGCATAGCGGGTCGAGGTGTTCGGCGTAGCGCGCCAGCGGAACACCCGTGTGAATTCAACCCAAGGCATGGCGTCTCCCTTCTCAGGTTTCGGTTTCGATGATCGACCGCACTGAAATGACCGCGTGCGCGGTCAATCCGTCCGGGTCTTGGAAAGCTCTGATCGAGGCAACTTCGATCAGCGCCAGCGCATAGGGGTCAGGCAGCGCGAGGTCGGCCCGGTGGAGAGCTTTTCGGATGGCGTCTGCGATGCGCTTGGCGCTAGAGAGGCGCCCGTAGTCCTGCGCCCAAACGTCGAGCTGCAGGACGTGCTCCACCCCGTCGATGCAATCGGCGTCCGCATCGTCGCTGTCTGCAGGACCGAAGGTCACATCGGGAAAGACTCGCGCACCCTTTGGCGGCGGCGCCTCATAGACCCGGTTATTGACCAGCGCCACGACAGCGGCGTTGGCCAGCAGCGTCTCTTCGACCAGCTGCTGAAAGGCATCGGCGGAACTCATGTCGCGACCCCGCTTTCAGCCGTGATCTCCAGCCACTGGCGATCGACGGTCGGCACCACGGCCCGGACGTTATATCGGGTGCCACCGCGCACATCGCGCATCACCCAGTCCGTCGTGATGGAATCCGCCACAGACGAACGCCGAATAGTCACGACGACAGGTTGCTTGCCGTCCAGCCTCGCTGCCTGCACCGACTCACCACCACGAAGGTAGCGAACTTTTCCGTTACAGATCAGCAGATCAGGCTGCATCCCGACTTGAACGCCACGCGCATCATAGACTGGGCCATCAAATGCAAAACGGTCCCTCAAGTTCCCCGCAGGCTGCTGAAGCCTTTGGCTCTTCCGCTGACCGATCATATGACAGACCAACGATAAGGCGCGATCAACCGATCGTACGCGGGCTCAGCGATGGAAATGCCCTCCCGTTCTGCAAACATGTGAGCGACCATCTGCAGAATCGCCACTTTTATCGGAAATGGCACCTGTGCAGCGGACGCGAACCCGCAGGTGAATTCCACGAAGATCGGCGCAGGGCTGTTCTCATCAAGCGGCGGATTTGACCAGTCACGCGGCAAGCGCAGCAGGGTGCCGGTCGCGATCGCGTGACGGGTGACGCTCGGGCCCGGCTGCTCTGCTCCGTTGGGGTCGAGATACCGGATTTCAGCTGCGGAAACATCCGGCGCTGGCAGGATCAGATCTCCGCGCCAACGGTCCAGATGCAGCTGCCAGGTCTGGCTGATGATCGCCCGCCCGAGCACGCCGGAAAAGCCGTCAAAATGGGCCGTGGCCGCGGCAATCAATGCGGTGATCTCGTCATCAGATTCGCTGTTCTCGACAACGGCGTGTTTGCGGCAATCCTCGACCGTGACCGGCATCTCCGCCGGGGCCGTCACGAGAGTGGGCCGAAAGGGCGCGGTCACTTGGAGGCCTTGTGCTTCGGGGCCGACACGCCCTTGTTCTGCACCGGCGGAGCCGCCTTGTTCAGAACATCAGGCGCCGCCTTGCGCAGCACGCCGCGGTCGACCAGTTGCTGCACCTCGACCTCGCGCGCGTCGCGCGTGTCCCCGACTCCATACCATTTGTCGCCTTGGTGGGCGCGCAGAACATCGAATTTCATGGGCTGTCCTCCTTCGGCTCATTGAGAGGGCGGGATGACCCGCCCTCCTTAAGAACCGACCTCACTCGGTGACGAAGCCGAGATCCCCGTAGATGAAGGCCTCGGGGCGGTAGACCGCCAGCGCCAGCCGCTCCTCACCCAGCAGGGTCACGAGGTTGCGGGTGAAGTCGTCGTTGACGTAACCCGCCTCCACGCGCGCGTCCCAGCGGTCGAAGATCTGTGCCCCGAGCCGGAATGCGCCGGTCAGGAACTTGTCGACACCCATCGCCTGCGTGGCGACCACGGGCAGGTTCCAGAGGGTCGGGCTGATGCCGCCCTGCGGGTTGCCGATGATGTAGCGGCCATCGGCATCCTTGGTCAGTTCGATCCGGGCCCAGTCGATGGGGTTCATCACATGACCGGTGGCCGGATATTCGGCCAGCGCCGCCTGCAACATGGCGAGCCGCATGGTGTCGATCGCGGTGGCCGAGGCCGGTGCGAAGGCGGCGGAATAGGCCGTCGCATTGGTGATCAGGCCCGACAGGTTCTGACCAGTCCCGTCGCCATTCAGCAGCTGGTTCTCTTCGGCAAAGGCAAGGCCGTAGATCAGGCGCTGATCGATCATCGAACGCAGGAACGAAACGTCATCGAGCGCCTGACGGCTGACCTTCATCCAGTGGGCGATAACCTTCGCGGAGGAGCTTTTCAGGTCCAGCTTGATGTCAGACGACGGCTTGACCGCGCCTTCCGCCACCGGCGCCGCGTTGTTGTTGAACCCCGTCTCCTGAACGTATTCGATCGAGGTGCCTTCCATCCGCCCGGACGACAGCAGGTCGCGCACAGTCATGCGCCGCTGCGGCAGTTCCTGCACCCCGGGGAGCCGCGTGGGTGCTGCACCGTCGCCGACCGAGCCATCGGCGTCGGTCGTCAGCATGGTCAGATTCGCCTTCACGCGCAGATCAGCCTTGCCGCTGCTCGGGCTGCTTTCGAGCCATGCTTTGACGTTCTCGTCCTCGACGAAGCGCTGACCGAGCGATTTGCGCTGGATGTCATCCTGACCGCCGCCGCGTGCCATCTTCTGCTCGAGATCAGCCATCTGGCCGGTGAGCTCGTTCATCTTCAGCAGCGCTTCGTCGGCCTTCTCCTTCAGCGTCGCGGTCAGAGCCTCGCCGGCCTTCGCCTTGCCAAGCGCTTCGTCGGCGATGCCCTTCACGTCATTGATCGACTTTTCGTGCGCAGCTCTGATCTCGGCGGCAAGTTGCTCCGCCGTTTTGGTTTCTCCCGCCATGGGAACCTCCGATATGTGGGTGTGTGGCCGTCAGGCCGAGAGGGCGCGCAGAAAAGCGAGCCCTTGATCCGCATCGGCAGGTTCCCCCTGCCCTTTCAGGTGGAGGCGCGCGGCACGCTCCGCCTGTGCATTCGAGAAGCCCAATCCCTTGAGCCACAACTCGAATTGCCGCTCTGTCAGCCGGTCCCCGGCCTTGAGCATTTCCGAAAGATCATGATGCGCTTTCGCCGCCTTCACGCTGGCGACGGTGGCATTCTCATTGGCGCCGATGGAGACCACCGACACCTCGCGAAGGTCCAGCTTCTCCAGTGTCCAGACTTGGGTGTCGGTATCGACCGAATATTCCCGGATCCGATAGCCGATCGACAAGCCGTCGATGTCGCCTTCCTTCAGCAGCGCATAGGCCTCCTTGGCCTGCTGCACAGCCATGTTGAGCTTTCCGCGCATCAGCAACCCACGCGCATCTTCGCTGGCCTCCAGCCATTTGCCGATCGGGCGGCTGCTGTCGTGCTGCCAGAACATCTTGGGCATCGTGCCGCGACTGCGGTGCTCTTCAAGGCTTTCCGTGAAGGCGCCCGGGGCGATCACATCGCCATACACATCGGGATCACCGCCAAAGGTCGAACCGTATCCCTCAAATTCCCCCGTTTCCTTCAGAGCCTTGATCTCTAGGACCGGGCTGGCAACCTTATGCATTGCTTCCATCACCTGTCTCCATGTTCGATCCGGCTTCCGTGATCGGGACGTTCTGCATCTGCATCCGTGGCACGTCACCGCCTTCGACAGGCGGCAAGTTCTCGCGCTCGCGGACTTCGTTGATGGTCAGCCAGCCATTGCTGAGGCCGGACTTGTAGAAATTCGACCGGCTGACGCTGTCACCGCGCAGCAGGCCCTCGATATTGAACTCGACGTAGAAGCCCCGCGCGCGATCGACGGGGGTCAGCAGCTGCTTGTTCACCGCCTGCTCGATCCGCTTGAGCCTGCGGCGGAGCGTGAATTTCTGGAAGGCCAGGGTCTGCTGCTCCAGCCCGGTGCCCCAGCTGCTGCTCTTCTCGGTGTGGCCGATCATGTGCGGCGGAACGCCGAAGAAACGACAGACTTCCTCGACCGAGAATCTCCGGCTTTCCAGCATCTGCGCGTCTTCCGGATTGATCGTCAGCGCCTCCCATTTGGTGTCACCTTCCAACACCATGGGGCGCCCGGCATTCTGCGCACCGACGAATTTTTCCACCAGCTTCGATTCTGCCACCGCGCGCTTCTCGGGACTGAGCCATTCCTTGAAGGTCAGCGCGCCAGAGGGCCGCATTCCATTTTTGAAGGTGGTCGACGCCGCCTTGTCGACCGCGCGGGCAAGGCCAAACGCCTGACGCCCGAAATGGAGCGTCGACATTCCACCCAACGGATTTCCGCCGAAACCGCGGATGTGGAGCATGCCGGTGTCAAGCCGCACCTGATGGCGGCCCTCATCGGTCCATCGGTATTCAAGAGCACCATTCGGCAGGCGTCGAACGCTGACAAAATCGGGGCGGATCGGGACCAGTGCCGTCAGCTTGCCGCCGCTGCCCCTTTCGATCGACGCATAAGCATTGCCCCAAAGCTCCAGAGAGGCCGACACAAATTCCCAAAAATCCAGCGCGGTCTGATCGTAGTTCGGACTGTCATGCAGCAGGCGAAACAGCGGGTGATCCCGCGCCACCTCACGGGTGCCATCCCCAGCCCGATAGGTCATCACCGGCAATGAGCCGATCGTGCCGGCCAGGAGGTTGGTGCAGGCCCAGACTGCGGAAAGCCCGAGCACGGTGGCATCGCTGACAACCTCGCCGCTGTCTGCAACCTGCGTCGATGGCGCCCACCCCTCCGGATCTCGCACCGTCAGCGGACGGACGATGGCGGATTTTATCCATTCCGTCAGCTTCAACTCGATGCCTCCAATGCGGCGAAATAATCATCGGACCCCGCAACACCAGTCGCGATAGGGTTCCAGCTCATCAGCATCACGGCGTTGAACATCGCCATCAGCGGGTCGATCTTGGCCGAGCCGCTCACCGCTTTCGTCACGATCACCGCGTTGCCGCGGGCTTCGGTCTTCGCGTTACCCACGCACCAATCCATGATCCGCTGACCGCAATGGATCATGGACCCGTTCTTCAGCTTCACCGGGGCCATCTTGATGGCGGCGTTGAGCTTGTAGCCCTGACTGACCGGGCGGATATCCTCGATGCGGAAGCTGGCCTCGGTCAGCGCGTCGATGATGCTGCCGACTCCCTCCGGGTCCATCCCGATGCCATCCTGCTCCGGCATCCGACCAGCCAGCTTCAGGCGGCTGCAGATATCGACGATTTCCGGGTTGGCCTCAGCCTCGATATTATCGACCAGCTCCAGCTCGCCCGCCGCCACCAACTCTTCCAGCTCGGTCGCAATGCTCTTGCGCAGCGCGAGCACATCCCGATCGGCCCATGCCTTGACCCAGACCTGCCACGCCTTGGTTTCAGCGTGACGACCCATCACACAGAGGCCGAGAAGGTCATCCAGGCCGCCGCCGTCGATCCCGACCACACAGACCTCCGACGTGCGGATGATCTCGTCGAGCGTGAGCACCTCGCGCGCCGCTTTGCCCCAGTAATCCGCACCCACCCAGCGGTCATCGTGGAGGCCAAGGCCGATCTCGATGTTGAGGTGCTGCGACACCCAGACCTGTTCGGCCTCGGGCGAGATCGAGCCGTTGTTGGTATAGTCGTCTTCCAGCCGCTGGCGGTTGATCGACCGCCCGAGGTTGGGCAGCAGCAGCCCCCAGTTTTCGCGCTTGCGCCAGAACGCCTCCATTTTCTGGAGTTTTTCCGGGAACTCATACAGCACCGGCAGCATAATCGGCGCCAGACCGGCCTTGCCGTCGCGGACCGCACGCGCCTTCTGGAGCTCGGATTTCCAGATCCCCGCGGGGCGCTTGTCCGACTGGGTGGTGATCATCATCAGCTGACCACCGTTCATGGTGATCCCGCCGCCCCTGATCTGCTGCATCACCTGAATCGCGCCGGCCTTTTTGCCCAGCTCGTGCAATTCGTCGATGAAGGTCGCCACCGGGATCTCACCGGTGATGATCGAGGTGTCGAACGTCTTGACGTCCAGATGTGTCCCCGTCTTCACGCGGGTGATAGTCTTCGTGTGATCTTGCACCGAAAAGATGCGCTTCAGATCAGCGTCCAGCCGGATCATGCCCTGCGCCTGCGCAAAGCAACGCGCCGAGATGTTCTGCGACGGGCCGATCAGCAGCATCTGCCCGTTCGGCACCTCGCAGAGGTAGAGCGCGGTGAGCGCCAGCGCCGCCGTGTAGGTGCTCTTGCTGTTCTTCTTTGGCACCATGCACAGGCATTCCCATACCGTGCGTTCCAGCGTTTCCGGATCCTCGCTGGCCAGAAACGCCACCAAGACTTCCTTGAACCAGTCTCCGCAGGCCTCCCGCATGGTTGGGTTGCCTGGCACGTCAGGCAGGCGAAGTCGGTTAAAGAAGGCCAGCGCCTTCGCGGCTTTGTCCGCATTCAGCGGCACATCCGCCATCGGCGTTTCGCCCGCCTTCAGCTTGGCCCACCAGTCCGGGCAGGCGAAGCGCGGCAAAGCCTCAGTGACGATGACCACCCGAGGCCTCACGCTCCAGTTCGGCCATCAGCTGGGCATCGGCCTCTTCGGCGGCGCGCGCCGCCGATTCCTTCTTGCCGATCCGCTCCTTAGGCTTCGGTTCGTCTTGATCTGGGCGCCCCATCCGTCCCTCGGCCAGCATCATGTCGTTCTTGTCGACCAGCTTGTCGAAGAACCGCATGGCGCCGACATTGCCCTGTTCGAAGGCGGCGGTGGCCGCGACCTCCAGCTGCCGAGCAATCAGCCGATCGCGGGCGAAGTCGCGTTCCTGAAGCTCGGATCTAAAATACCGCTTTAGCGTCGGTTCCGAGATGTGCTTGCCGGTGCGTGGGTCGATGATGCAGCGCGCGATCCGCGAGTTTGACCAGCCCATTGCCAGCAACATACTGACTTTGTTTGCGTTTTCCTGCGTCCGCTCAAATGCCGGTCGACCGCGCTTGCCCTTGCGGGTGAAGACGCGGTTGCCCCACAGATCGACCACCTCCGAATTTTCGTCTTCCAACAGAAAAAATCCCTAGATGTGGGGGACGCGGGTCTGGGCCGTTTGTTCCCCCAAAGTTCCGCCTACCCCCCCCCTGTGTTTCCCTGACACCACACTTTCGGCCCAAACCGCGCCTTTTCGGCAACATTTCGGCCATTTCCGGGGCCATCGCGCAACTTTATTGCGCCGCGCCCGGCCCCGCGGCGATCTCGGGCCGGATACCCGCCGGGATGCCAATCAGGCCAGCCCGCGCCGCTCCAGCCGCTGCTTGGTGCTGTCGTGCCATGCCTTGCTGACCGACTGGAGGTTGTCTTCGTCCCAGAACAGCGCCGGATCGCCGCGATGCGGAATGATGTGGTCGACCACCGGACTGTCGGGCGCCGGGTGCTTTCCGATCAGCAGCACCCCGGTCTGGCGGCAGATGTAGCTGTCGCGCTCCAGCACCTTCAGCCGCACCCGCTGCCAGCGCGACGTGTTCAGCCAGTCCTTGGATCGGCGCGCCGGGTCTTCCTTGGCCTGCGCAGGCGCCTGCGCGCTAAGCCGGGAGCGAGGCGGGCCAAGCCGGGGCGGCATGCCGCGCCCTTTCAACTGTCCCATGCTCTGCCTTGATGTTGATGGATCGCCGCCCCGCCGCTGCAGCGTCCCTGCTCAATCGCGCCTGTCGGCGGGCGCGCTGGGGTATCCCCTGACATAAGAACGCCCGGCAGAGGGGTTTCCTCTCCGGGCGCACAAGGGTTCTGTGGCAAAATGTCAATAGAGTGGTGCTGAAGTCAAGAGCCTTTCGACCATGGCGTGCGCGGCGGCATCGCATCGGTCACCTCGAAGGCGCTCAGGCCATAGGTCTGGAAGGTCGCGCGCAGCTCCAGAAGCGCGCCCCACCACTTCAGCCACTCCCTGCGCCGGCCTGCGTGCTCCCTTGCATCGCCCTCATACCGGACAAGGCAGACATAACCGTCACCCTTGCCCAGATGGTTCGCCGGCCAGCGTGCAACCCGTGCATCGCCCGTCCAGAGCGTGCGCTCGGCATAGGCCCCGTATCTGCACTGGCGCCAGCCCATCGGGACGCAGCGCGGCGGCAGGTCAGACCCCCAGTCCGGCATGACACCCGCCCGGGCCAGCTCGGCAATCCAGATCGCCATGCTGGCGCCGCCGCAGCCCTCGGGCAGCACCGCCAGCGCAGAGGCGACCATATCGGCATCAGGATGCGAGTCTGACCGGCCACCGCCATCCACCGCGCAGCCAAGGTGACCGCGCTGCATCAGGATGTATTCGATGCCCACGGCTGGACGCTCACCTGCCAGCCGCGCCAGTTCGTCAAATTCGATCGACACCCGCTCCACCTGAAAGGCCCAGACCAGCAGTTCCCAGATGCTGACCGGGCGCTTAGCGCCGCGTCCGGGCCGGATTTTTGCGGCAGAAGCTGCCCCGGTTTGCTCTGCGCGTCGCTCCTGTTTCAACATATCGGTTATACCTCGCCTCTTTTATCAAGATGTTGATTTCGGATGTTTTGAAGATGGGTCGAATGGGTCGAAACCGGAAAAGATGGGCAGCAAGAAAGCCGCAGGACCATGGATCGCAAGCCATTGACCGGAAACGGGAATGTCGGAGGTGATGGGCCGCTTGGGTGGGTTGGGCAGATTTGTGCAGGAAACGCATGGAACACATATCTCCCCCGAACCCCGGCAAATCTGTGTCGCGCGCGGCACCTGACAGAAGCGGCCCAAGCGGCCCAACAGACCCAAGCGAGGCGGCAAACCCTTGTCGTGCATAGATTTCCCCCCGACCCCACCGCAGAGGCATTCGACCCATGGCAGGGCCGAATGGGCCCAAGCGGCCCATGATTTTCCGAAGGAAGGTTGTGGGGGTGCGGGGCGCGGGCGGCATCTGGCCGCAGGCGGGCGCCCCGCAGGGTCATGGCAGTCGCCTCGATGGGGTGATGCGATGCCGGGCGCGCGTCACTGGTCTGCGCTCCCCTGCCGAGGTACGGGCTGGCCTTTGGCATCGCGCGGGGCCATGTCGAAGTCGCGCTGGAACTCGCTGGCAAGCCGGATGCCGATGAACTTCTTCACCCCGCTCTTGATGCGGGTGAAGGTCTGGCCCTGCGGCCCCTTGTGGCGGCCCGCCCGGTCATTGAGCCGCCGCCCGATGGTGTTGGGTGTCCACATGTTGTGACCGTTCAGCGCCGCCCAGAAGTTGAAGGCGCGGCCGAGATCGGCGGAGAAGATGCCGTGCGACGGATCGCCGGTGATCTCGCAGACGCCATCGAGGAACTGCCCGATCGGATCGCTGTCGGCGCGGTATTCCTCGGTGGCCAAGCGCACCTTGTCCGGCTCGCGCAGTCCCACCTCAAGGTATTCGAGCAGCCCGTCGACCACCCAGTTCAGAATCCCCGACCGTTCCTCGCGCCAGATCGTGGCGCCAAGGCGATCATCACGTTCCTCGCGCGGGATCTGCACCTCAAAGGGCACCAGCAGCACCCGGCGCCAGATCCCGTCATCGGTGCCACGGATGTCGGGCTTGTGGTTGCCCGACATGGTCAGCTTGAAGAACGGCTCGCGTTCGATGAAATCGCCATGGAGCTTGCGGACAAGGATCGGCTCGCCGCCGGTGATCTCTTTGATCAGCCCCTCCTGCAGGCGCTCGCCCTCCTCCGGTTCCGAGGTGCGCACCATGCGCGCCCAGATCAGCGGGAAGATGTCGGGGGTGGCCTCGCCGCCCTTGCGGCGGTTGGCGCCGGTGAAGCTTTCGATCTTGGCGGAATGCGCATAGCCCGCCAGCAGCCTGGCCATCAGATCGACCAGCACGGATTTGCCATTGGCGCCGTCGCCATAGAAGAACGCGAATTTCTGGATCTTGAGCCCGGTCATCGACAGGCCGAACCAGCGCTGCAGGAAGCGACGCATCTCCGGATCGGGCTGGACGCGGGCAAGGAAGGCGTCGAATTTCGGGCACTTGGCCTCGGGATCATACTCCGCCGGGATCACCTTGGTGATCAGCTGCGGCAGGTCCATGCCCTCGACCGGCACCAGCCGCCGGTGCGGATCGCAGCGGATCGTGGCCACCGGCGAATGCCCAGCTTCGGGACCGCCCTCCACCCCGAAGCGCAAGAGCCAGTTCAGCGTGTTGACGGAAAGCGGGTCGGCATCCATCTGGTCGATCGAGCGCGACAGCGGCACTTTGGCCTCTTCCAGCAGGTTGTTGATGCCGCCGGTATTGCCGGAGGATTTGGCGAAGCCCAGATGGCGCTGCCGGGTCGATCCGCGCCCCCAGAGCTTCTCCCGGAGCCCTTCGCGCTCCGCCTTCATCTTCCCCACGGTCTCGGCATGATCCTCTGCCGACATGTCTGCGGGACAGGTCTTCAGGTCATCGAGGCGGCGCTCGAGCGCCAGTGCCCGCTCTTCCATGGCGCGTTCGGAGCTGCTGAGGCGCAGATGCGGGATCTCGTCATGGATCTTGTGCTGGATCTGCTGCGCCTTGCGCCGCACCTCCACCTTGTCGTCATCAAGCTTCCAATGGGTGCCATCCCAGAGATGCCATTCGACGCGCGGGACATGCATGACATCTTCGCCAAAATAGAGCGCGAAACGCTGGCCATTGCCGGTATCGTTCAGCGGCAGCAGCGCGCCCTGCGCTTCTGGCGGCTCTGCGGTGTCGGCCTGCCCGTCCTGCCCTCCGCCGGCGCCGTGATCCCGTTCGCCAGCATCACGCTCGTGCATGCCGACATCATCCTGCTGTGGCGCATCTGCCGCCACGGCCTCGGGCAGGTCGACATCCTCTGCGGCGGCAAAGCGCGCGCGCACCTCTTCTCTGCGATCGGTCATCGGTCGGCGGGCCTCCCGAGTTCGGGGGATCGACGGTGATGCGCGTATGTCAGGAAATCCGGCCGGGCGTCGGCGGGCAGCGCGCACCAGTCCAGAAACACCCGTTCGATCTGCGACCGGCGGCCCGATTCAATCTCCCGCAGGCGGGCATTCAGCACCGCGGCGGCCTCGGCAAAGGCGTAGACCCCGACCAGCTGCAGCACCACATGCTGCACTTCACGGTCTCGAGGCGAGGCCTCCGGCAGCGCAATCTCGGTCATTCGTTGTCCCTCGTGTCGTCTTGTTTGTCCCGTCCCGTCAGGACATCGTTTAGATCCACCCCCTCCCCAGGATGGACGATCTGGCCGCGCAGGCCGGGCCGCAGCGCCATGGCGCGGCGCAGCCCGCATTCGAGCTTGTGCCGCGTGGCGCGCGGGTCGGAATCGCCGTCCTGGATGAAGATCAGCCGCCGCACCCAAGCGGGCGGCACGAAGGCTTCGCGGTCCTCGAGATCGGGCAGACCGGCATAGCGCAGCCCCTCGCCGCGCCGCGCCCGGCCCGCCATGTTGCCCAGATCCACCCCGGCCCAGTAGGCGGCGCCCGGCACCGCGCCGGCCGCCATGGCGGTCAGCGTGGTTTCGATCCCCTCACCCATCACCAGCGTGTCGGCGCCCTCGGGCGTGCAGAGCCGGATCGCGGCGCCCTTCTTGGATCCGCGCACCATCTTGGCGGGCATCGGCGTGCCCTGCCATGTGATCCGCGCCTTGCCGTGGGGCGGCTCTGGATCGACCCAGGTCTGATGCACCGCCGTCAGCGCGCCCCCGGCATCGAGCACGCCCGCGATCATGCAGGGGCCGCGATGCACGGTCACCAGCTCGTGCCCGATCTTCTTGACGCAAGGGTGATCGACCAGAAAGCGCAGCGCCTCGGGCAGCTCCGGCAGCATCTCGGGGGTGAAGCCGCGCGCCCGCAGATAGGCGCGCACCACGCCCTGCGAGCCGGGCCGAGACCGGGCCCAGATGTCGCGCGCATCGCGCAGGCTCTGTTCACGATAGCGGTTCTGCGCCTCGCGCTGGCGCTGCTCTGCCGCCTCTGCCAAGGCCCGGCGCCGCGCCGCCTCCTTGGGATCGATCGACGCGGGCGCTTCGCCGCAGGCCCAGGTCAGGGCGTCGGGGAAGCTCAGGTTCAGCACCTGCCGCACAAGCTCGATCGAGTCGCCGCCGGTGATGCCGCATTTGCGGCAGAGGAAGGCGCGGCTGTGCAGGTTGATGCCGAAGCGGTCCCGGCCACCGCAAAGCGGACATGGCCCGACCAGCTCGCCGCCAGCAACCCGCAGCCCGGTGATGCCCAGCCGGTCGACCAGCTCGCGCACCGGGATGGCTTTGGCCTCCGTCAGCCGAGGGTCCATGACGCCTCCTGCCGCAGATCGAGGCCGAGCAGATCGGCCCGCGACGTCAGCGCCGCCATCTCGCCCGGGAAACAGGCGCGCTGCCGCGCATGGCGCAGCTGCCAGAGCCAGTCCTTAAGCTCCGGCCGGGGCAGGTCCGCGATCATCGCCAACTTGGCCTGTGGATCCAGCACCGCATCAGCCATGGCCAGACCCCTTGATCGGGGGAACGCATTCCGCGACATGGCGCCAGCCTTCGGGCAGCGGCCCGGGCGCCTCGCCCTGCACCACCGCCAGCACATCGCCCGGCCAATTGTCCGAAATCACCACCAGCCACGCTTCCAGCCAGCCCTGCAGGAACCGCCCGGCGCAGGGCACGTCATGCCGGCACAGCGCCAGAAACTCCCGCACCGCATCGCGGGCGCGGGCATCCCCGGCGGCCCAGTCCAGTAGGGCCTCGACCAGATCGAGCATGTCCCGCTCCGACAGGCACGCGGCCTGCGCCTTCACCGCGACCGCCTGCGCGCGCAGCCCGAAGGCAAGGATGGGATCGGAGGCGCGGATCATGCGGAGGGCGCACCACGCAATTCGGCGATCTGCTCTGCGCTCAGCCGCTCGCCATTGATGGCAAGGGAAGCATAAACCTGCCGCGCCTCGGTCAGCGGCAGGAGCGGAGCGCAGCCGGCCATGGGTCCGGTAGTGATGAAATCGGGAGTAAGACGGCGAACAGTGATCATCGCAAGGAATCCTCTATCGGGGGGTGTGGGGCAGTTGGAGAAACGGCACTGACCAATCTGCCGGGCGCGGCACGAGCCGCCCCGCGTCCAGCAGGGCGGCGACATTCGCCGCCTCTGAAGGTCGATCGAACGGAGCTTCCAGAACATGGCGCCAAGCGGCGTCCGAGGTGTCGCGCGGAATCGGCTTGTGGCCATCGGAGAATGCGAGCGAGCTCATGCTTGCCCCCTCCACCAGCGCGGCTTCATCCCGCCGTCGCGGTTCGCCTTGCGCCGGCACAGGCAGTCCAGCGGCTCGACCTTGTCGACACGGAACATCTGCCCCAGCACCGCACTGCGCGTCATGCCGAAGCGGGTGGGGATCTGGCCAGCCGTCCATTGCTCCACATCGCGCAGATGCAGCATTTCCAGCAGCCGCAGATCATCGGCGCGGGTTGCCTGATGCCCATTCATGCGGCGCCTGCCCGGCGCGCCGCGCGGCCTGATCCGGGCGCAGAGCCGCTGGCCCCGCGCGATCTCATCGTGGCGATGTGCGTCATGGTTACCTCACAAAAAGGCCCCGCGCCGCGGGGGCGACGCGGGGATCCAGTCTGACAGGAAGCAAACCCGCGCCGATGACCCCCGGCACGGTTGGGGATGACGTGCGGCGCGCGAGGACATCGGGGAGGATGGGGGACACCCCGCGCGCCGGGCGGCGGGGCACGAGGGCACCCCGCCGCGCCGCACCGTATCCGTCCGGATAGGCGCGGTATCCTTGATGCGCCGCAGTGCAGCGCAAAGATGTATTCAGGTTGTGGAGATAGCGGGTCACGCGAGTCATTCGGCGACCTGCTGTGAAATTAGCTGAGGACCCTTCTCTTGCGAAACGATGGAATCCGCGTCGCAAACCTCTTCAAGCCAGACAGTGACCGGAACATGATCGCTAGTCGCTTTTTGGATACGTACAGCAAGCGACAGCCCTGGCTGCGCGCGTCCGGCCTCTAGCTTGGAGATGATGCTTTGATGGACGCCAACGAGGTCAGCGAACTCGCGCTGACTTATCCCGACCTGCTTCCGATATTCTGCCAGTTTTTGCATGAGGCAGAAAATGCATGATGTGCATCAAAACGTCAAGATGCATGATGCTCAACATGCATTTGATGGATTCTCAGCCCTCATGCATCATCTGCATATGGATATTTCACGCTTCAGGAAGGCAAAGAACCTATCGCAGCGCGACGTCGCTGAGATGATAGGCGTTGATCAGTCTACAATCCAAAGAGCCGAAGCGCTGCACAAGAGCGCAAAGATGGCCACCTACCTGCAGTATGCCAGCGCACTTAACCTCGAACTTCGCGACCTATTTTCTGAAGACGTCTCGGAAGTTGAGATTGACCTTCTGAGGGCGTTTCGCCGCATCCCCGAGTCGAAGCGCCCCGAACTTCTGGCACTCCTTCGTTTAGTTCAGGAAAATGATCCTGCATCAAGCGAAGAAGCCTGACACGCTGCGAGGACGTTAGCGCCGCCACTGCGTCGATGAACTCTTTCTCTTCCAATTGCCCACCCGCGTTCACTTTGTGTTCAGACTAAAACGCAGCAGCGGGCAGGGTCAAGAGGTGCGGACGCTGGTTAGCGGCAGCCTGAGAACGGGAAACCCCCATCACCCTAGCGCCATCTTTAGGCCCGCCCCTTGGCGGGCTTTTTCTTGCGCGGCTATGGCCCACCTCTAGAAGCGACGCCGTTCGCTGCGAATCAATTGACGCACCCCATTGATGCACTTTGTGCATATTTACACTTGACCGTAAGATGCATGATGTGCATTTTCTGCCCTACACCACCGCGGGCAGAGGCCAGCGCCGGGGCACCTGACCGCCCCTCAACTCCCGGCGCGGAGACACACAGTGTTCGGAAAACTCAAAGAACGTCTGACCGGCGGCGCCAAGCGCCTGCAGGGCAAGACCGACCTGCTGGAAGGCGTCTGCTCGATGGCGGCCCTTGTCGCCTGCGCTGATGGCGACATCGAAGACAGCGAGGTTGAGGCCACGCTTGACGCGCTGATCGGCCACGCCACGCTTGGCGAAGCGTTCGGCCCCTCCGAGATCGAGCGCGCGCTGGACAAGCAGCTCAAGCGCGCCAAGGGCGGCGCGGCTGGCAAGCTCGCCCTCAAGCGCGAGATCGAGGAAATGAAGGCGAAGAACGCCGCCGATGACCTCGAAATGGCGCTGATGATCGCGCTCGACGTGGCCAGCGCCGATGGCGAAGTCGAGCCCGAGGAGCGCAAGGTGCTGGACGATCTGGCCAAGCGCCTTGGCTTCAATCTGGCGAATTACCTCTGATGGACTGGCTGCGCAGCCACGTCCTTGGCTGGACCACTTCGGCAGCCGCCGCGCTGACCGCAGCCCAGATCGTCACGCCGAGCTTCGCCGACTGGATCCTGGATTGGATCGTGGTCGGGCTCGTCGCGGTCGCCGCGCGCCTCGCCAAGCGGACCTGACCGATCGGTGCGCGCCCGTGCTGCGGGCGCCATCCAATCGGACAGAAAGGAGCCTTCACATGTCCCTTATCGAAAGCCTATCCAGCGAAACGCAGGCATCTTCGGAGCCAGGTCCGGTCACGTTGGCCGATCTGCATTGTCAGATTTTGGCACTGGCCGTTAGCGCCCCCGGAAACGGCACTGTGCGTCGGAGGCTGCTGAAGGCAGCAACAGACACCGCAGATTGGGCCGGAGATGACACGGCCGAGCGAACCGCCGCCGCGCTGGCGGTGGTCAACGCTGCAACGCTTCGGGCTTTCTACGAAACTCACGCCCGCCAGATCATGGAAGCCGGGAGACCGTTCGTATGCAGCTGCCTGTTTTGGGCCGCAACCGAACTGGAGGACGCAGAAGCTGCAGCCGAGGCTATTTCGGAATGAGTTTTGCGTCGGTCAACAGGTTTTTGAGATCCGAGATCCGCAGCTTCAGCGCCTCAAGCTCCGTGTTTACCCCCCTTAGGGTAATGGGTTTGCCGCTGGTGCTGAAGCTGCCGCCGTCCGAGCTGAACGAGTCAACTTGGCCTCTGAGGTATTCGACCGTCTCCTTGAGCTCATCGATTTCAGCCTGCATCGCAGCGATCCGCTCGTCATTCTCATCTTCCATTTCCCGCGTCTCCTTGCCGCTGGCGTGGGGAATCGCGGGGGGCGTTGCAGCGCCTCCCGCACCTTTCACGGATCATCCCGGATTCACTGCCGCCGACAACCCCGCATCGCGCTGACCGATTGGTGCGCGCCTGCAGCGCGGGCGCCATCCAATCGGACAGAAAGGAGCCCTCACATGCCCGAAATCGAAACCCATCTTGCCGCGCTTCGGGACGCCGCGCTGCGCGACGACGAGGACGCGGCAGCAGAGGCAGCGCGTCGCGTCACCCGTGCGCTGCGCCCCATGCGCGTCAGCCTGCCACCCATGCCGCGAGCGCTGATCGAGGAGGCGCTGGCATGCTGACCGATCCCATCCTGATGACCGGCCTTGGCATGGTGGCGCTGGCCGTCTGGGCTGCCGTGTGCATCGAACGCGCGGCGCGGCAGCAGCAGGCGATGCTGCCCGATTTCAGCGCGCCGGACTTTGCCCGCGAGATCGAGCGGTTCAACAGCGTCGGGCTCTGCGCCCATGCTTGGCGCCTGATGACGCTGCGCGACCCGGCACCGCTTTACGCCGCTGCGACCCAGACCACGGAGGGCGCGACATGCTGAACGATCCCTTGGCCACCGCGCACGAGGCGCCCGATTCCAGCCTGCCGCCGTTTACCTGGCACGTCATGGCGCAGGGCGACGTGGGCGCCATGATGCCGCTGCCCTGCCCGGTATCGCGCGCAGGCGCGTTCGACGCGGCGCGCGCCGCCATCGCTGCCGGGCGCCGCGTCCGGGTGGAGATGGTCCAGCGCAACACCTCAACAGGTGGCGCGCTAGCCATCAGCGACGTGACCGGGCTGGTGCTGGCGCTGCCCGGTTTGCTGGACAGCGACGATGCCTTGACGCTGGCCGATCACCCCGCGCCGCGCTGCGGCCCAGACCGCCGGGCAGAGGCGGAAGCGCTGGCCGAAGATCTGCGCCAGATCGACCGCATCGAGCGGCTGGAAAAGCTGCGCCGCCGCCGCTGCCACAGTGACCTGTCCGGCCTACAGGGCGGCGCCGTGCTGCGGCGCTGGGGCTGGACAGCATCCTGACCCGCGTGCTGCGCGCCCTGCGGATCGGGGGTGCGGCATGACCGCCGCACCCGAAGACATCGACCTGCATGCCGAGATCGCCTTCCTGCTGGAGGCGGTCCCGGCGGAAGATCAGCCCGACACCATGCGCAAATTGGTCGAACGCACCGGCGGCTTGTGGCTGGTGCCGGAAGATGCGCCGGGCGTCACACACTATCACGAGCTCATGGTCGGCGGCATCTGCGCGACGGGATCGACGATGTCGGAAGCAGTCGGGAATTACCTCGAGCTTGCGGCGGGCAAGGGCAGCAGGACGGCAGCCACCACTCACGAAACCACCGTCCCGACCCTGCGCGAGGCCCGGGCCACGCTGGCGGATGCCGCTCACCATGCGCCCGGCGATGTGCTGACCGCCTGCATGGTGATCGAGGATCAGACCGACGATCCTGCCGAGGCCGCGCAGCCCCGCGATCTGCGCGCGGTGCTGGAGTGCCAGGCATGAACAGCCCGCTCTATCGCACCGCGCCCATCCTCACCAGCGTCAGCAAGCGCCGCCGCGCCGTCGAGCGGGCCACATTTCAGTTCTACGAGCGCGTGCAGAAAGCGAAGTCGGACGCAGAGCGCCTGGCCGAGCTGGAGCGCCATCTGCGGCGCATCGGCAAGCTGATCCATCCGCCACCCAGCAACTGAACCCCCAAGGAGGGCACCATGCAGGAAGACATGGCTGACACCGCCCGAGGCAAGGTCAAATCCTTGCCGACGGTGCCGAAGGCAGAGGACGGGCTCGACCTGCGGTTTGTCCCTCTGGAAGACATCGTGATCGATCAGGCCTATCAGCGTCGGATCAGTCGGGGCGGCATGTCTCGCATCACGAAGATCATCAGCGGATTCGACTGGTCACGCTTCGGCGCGCTGACCCTGTCCGAAGGCGATGACGGGCGGCTGTATGTGGTCGACGGGCAGCACCGAATGGTTGCGGCGCGGGCTCTGCGCATCACGATCGTTCCGGCGGTCATCACCCGCAACACGCAGGCCGGCCAGGCGTCGGATTTCGTGGCGATCAACACGGTGCGCACCACCGTCGCCTCGATCGACAGCTTCCGGGCGCGTATCGCCTCGGGAGATGCCACCGCCAAGGCGGTCCAGCAGATGCTGGATCAGCTGAACATTTCCACCGATGTCCCTGCTGGCGCGTCTATTGGCCCGCGCGAGACGCGGGCCGTGTCGCTGCTGGAGAAGATGCTGAACCGCCATGAACAGGGCATCGTCTTCACCGCCCTGGAAATGATGATCGACGCGCAGCCACACCAGAAGAACCTTCTGACGGCGTTCGCGATCGGCGTCACGGTCCCGGTGGTGGCCAAGATGATCGCCGCCGGGCGCGACCTCGACCGGCTGGCCACGATCCTCGAGGAAACCGATTTCGACACCCTCAAAGAGGAAGCCGCGCAGCTGGTGAAGCTGACAGGCGGGCAGACGCAGGGGCGCGGCACGGAGCTGCTGCTGCAGAAGGTCAACAAGGGCCTGCGGGAGAGGCTTGGATGAACCGCACCATCATGGAGAAGATCGACAGCTTCAGTGACCTGCGCGACCGCGCGCGGCACAAGGCGCGGACCTCCCGGATTCCCCGCCTGCAGGTGGTCTATGCGGCGATCGCGGCTGAGGCTGACCGGCAGGTGCGCAATCTGCGTCGGGCCACCCGGGAACTGCAGGAGGAGGCGCTGTGATGCACCAGCTTGACCTCTTCGCCCCGCAGCCGCCGCGCCTTGAGCCGGTCGATCCGAACGGCCCGGTGATCCAGGGCGAACCGGACATCGTGCTGCGCCTGCCGCATCCGCGCTTGGCGTGGGCGCTGGCCGAGATCGAACTGCACCAGCATGACGATGGCCGCTGGATGTGGGCAACCGGCACATGCGGCGGCGGTTACAAGGTCGGGCCGAAGTGGGGCAAGTTCGCGCCGACCCAGCAGGACGCCACGCGACACGCCGCCGCCGAGTTGCTGGACGCCGCGCAGAAGCTCGGCCCCGGCCATTGCGCCACGGCGGCTCAGATCGAGAGCATTGCGGATTTTGCACGGGGGTTCCTATGATCCACGACACCCCACACACCGGCTGGTCGCCGTGGCGGCTGATCATCTACGTCACCTGCGGCCTCGCGCTGTGGGCATGCATCGTCTGGGGCATCTCGGCGGCGGTGCAGTGGCTGGCATGATCAGAGATGACGAATACGTGGTCTGCCCGCACTGCAAGTATGAGCACGGTGACGCCATGGAATGGTGCACCTCCGAACAGCCGCAGTTTGTTCGGTGCGACGGCTGCGGAAAGCCGTTCAAGGCATGGGCCGAATACGAGGTCCATTACGTCACCGCCGCGATCCCCGACACCACCACCAACCCCCGGAGCAACACATGACCGACCCTGTTTTCTACGCTGAAGACCCGGAAGGCGCCCTGCGGCGCTGGCGGCCCACACCGGAAATGATGCGCGGCAATGAGATGGCCCGCGCGATCCGTGGCGGAACTGCCATGAACGATACGCCGACCCTGATTGACTTCCTCGCCGACAGGCTGGTCGAGGTCTACGGCGAAAACGCCCGGGTCGATTTCATCCTTGCCGCAAAGGAGCGCGCGGCCATGCTCCGCCGCTCTCTGCCGGAATCCGCTCCAGCGCACGACATGCGCGCTGAAACACCGGCCCCGACGCGCGGACAGCAACGGCAGATCGCCGATTACTTGGACGAGATCGCAGACGAAAAGCTGATCGGTTACCCGCTGGGACGAACCGACCCAATGACCGCCAACCGCCTCTCTTTGGCAGCGGCATACCGTCTGGTCGCCACTGACATGCGCGCGCTGTCGGATGGCGAAAGCAGCGGGAGAGACACATGACCGACCCCATCCAGAAAGAATACCGGCAGGCCATGAACGGCATCGCGCGCTGGATCGATCAGAGGCTGAACGGCAGGCGCAAGGCCGGTCTAAAACCGAAGGTTGGTTTCATCCTGCTGACCGCCGAATTCGGAAAGATCGAAGGCGGGCGCGTCAACTACATCAGCAACGGTGAGCGCGAGGACATGATCGCGATGCTTCGCGAATATCTGGCCCGCGTCGAAGGCCGCTACGCAGAACCCACCAACCGGCCCCAGTAAGCCGATCCACCATTCCCGGAGCGAAACATGACCGACCCGCATTACACGATGGCGATGGATGCCCTTGGCTTCGCCGCGCAAATCCTGACCCCGCACGCGGAGCAGTTCTCGGGGCTGGTGAGGGCCGAACAGTCCATGCACAGCTACCTGCATATCACCGACCCTACGCTCTACATCCGCGCGAACCGCGATGACGGCCTGCGGCAGCAGGTCGAACTCGCCAAGGCCGCGCTGGCGTTCATCCTCGCCGTTCAGAAGGTGAAGAACGAGCTTGAGGCAGCGGCGCCGCAGGAAGGCGGTGCGGAATGACCAGCCTCACCAAAGACGCCAACCGCGCTGCCGTGGAGCGGCTAATCCAGTGTGCATCAAAATCTGTCGCAGCTTTTGCGGAGCTGGACATCAGGCTGGACGAGACCACCGCAGCGATGCGCGAGGCCGCGCAGATCATGAGTCAGAGGAGGAAGGGATGATCCAGACCCCCCGCACCCACACCAGCGCACAGCCCCTGCTGCGGCGCGTCCAGCCAGCGACACCGCCTACCGGTAAGAAACTGGAGGAGCCCGATTTCGCCAGGCTCTGGAGCGCCATGGCAGCGGCAGAGGGCCATCGCCGCGTCCTGCCGCCCTCCCCGCCCGCACCGCCGCCGCTCGACGCTGACGGGCTTGCGGTAGGCTCTGCCGGTGCCCGCCTCCTCAAGGCCCTGCGCACCGGCCCTGGCACCCGGGCTGATCTACTCGAGCGCGCGGGCATCAAGCGCGGCATGTGGTCCAGCGCGCTGTTTCATCTGCGCGCTGCCGGAATCGCTGTGGTGACCGAGACCATCCGCAGCAAAACCTCGCGGACAATCTATCGGCTGGCGGATGATGTTTCCGCGACAGCAGAACAGGGAGTGACAGGGGAATGACCACGTTTGAGCGGAACCTGAAGCACCTGATCGAGGTCCGTTATGGGGGCAATGTGAGCAAAGCTGCCAGAACCATGAAGATGAACCGGGCGCAGCTCAACCGGTATCTGATGGACGGCGCATGGCCGCGCGAGTCTCAGCTTCGCAGGATCTGCGATCACTTCGCGGTGGACGCGTGGGTTCTTCTGGAGCCCCTGCAAGATGATCGACCGCAGGTCGGCGCACTCCCGAGGTCTTCCCAGGAGGTTCTGGCCGTTCTCTGGGAATGGACAGACAGCGAATTCGCGGGCAGCCGTTACTGGGGCTGCCACAGCGCGGGCGGCGATGGACGGATTCAGCAATGGCAGCAGATCGGTGCACGGCCCCTTGGCGCGGCAGTCGTGACCGTCACAGAGGGTGAAGGGCTGCATCTGCTCACGACTACGCCCCCCGCGCAGGAAGGCGGTGACGCATGACAGTGATCCGCGTCATGCTGCAGGACATCCGCCGCAACCTGCCCTTCTTGGCGTTCTGCGCTTTGCTTGTGTGCGCGCCAATCGGCGGAGCGGTGCTGTTCGCTCTTCTCGGTTTGGACCCAGGGCTTGGGGTCGGAGTCGCGCTTCTCATCTTAGCCATCTGCCACCCTATTTACCTGTGGGTCGCATCCGCGCGGAGACGAGCGCGGGAACGCGATCGGGAATGGACAGCATGACCCCCCGCCGCATCCAGGTGACGCGCGCCCGCCCGTGGCGCGCAGAGCACCCCGAGGCGGTGATCGTGGCGCGGCCCACGAAGTGGGGAAACCCGTTCGATTACCGCGCAGCAGCTGAGCTGGGATATGGCGACGGGCGCGGCGCTGCTGTTGATGCATTCGCGGGATGGCTGCGCGGCGAGGACTGGGGGATTCCGCAGGGGCAGACCCGCGCCAGCATGGCCGCGAAACGTGTGGTGATCCGGCGCAGCCTGCACGAACTGCGCGGGCGCGATCTCGCGTGCTGGTGTCCGCTGGACGGGCCCTGCCACGCGGACGTGCTGCTGCGAATTGCGAACGAGGAGGACGGTATGACAGAGAAAGCCAACACCGAACTGACGCTGGAGGAATGGACCGAGCGCTTCACGGCGCACATGGTCAAGATGGCAGGCTTTACCCATTTTGATGATGGCGCAGCGGTCGAAGACTATGCTCGCGAGGTTGCGCCAGCCAGCTGGCACGATCCGCTTAATCGCGAAGACGGCCCAGAGACCTGCGCAGAGTCCGACATGGACTACTGGGGAGAGGACTGAGACCATGGCGCTCGCCAAGGATTTTGCGCCCCGGCTGATGCCCGCACCGCAGGCGGCGCATTACATCGGCGTGTCGGTGACCAAACTGCGCGAGTTGCCCATCCCCCGCAAAATCCTCGACGGCAAGCGCCTCTATGACCGCCTCGACCTTGACTCCTATGCCGATGGCCTCGCTACAGAGGGGGAGCTCGAAAATGGGGGGTGGTGA